GAATACCGTGGTTTGAAATCATTCTACAACTTGAAAAAATAAAACGTTGATTTAACAACGTTTCTAAGGACTCTAGGTTAAACCTAGGGTTCTTTTTTTCTATCCGAGGGGCAAGGAAGGGGCAAGGTTATTCGTAATGATATTATCCAAAATATTGACTGCTTGGTCTTTCATGTTTCGTGTGACATGGGTATAGATGCTAGTAGTGACTTCCGAATCGGCATGACCAACCCTATCCATGATGGTTTTTAGTGGCACATTGTTTTCAGCTAGTATGCTTATTGTGGTGTGTCTGAAGATGTGAGGGGATAGATGCTTGTTGATAGGCATTTCCAGTCTTGTGTTAGCTCGTTGGAGTGATGCACTTAAAATAGTGCTATGGATAGGCTTACCAGTGTTAGTCGTGAAGATTTTATCACTATGATACCAATCTGGATTGGTTGTTTCGCTTAACTCTTTCAACTCTAATATCTGGTCAATGATTTCCATCTCTCGATTAGTGAGGTATGTAGTTCGGTAACTAGCGACTGTTTTTGTTCCCTCGTTCTCTGGGATGTATCTGTTGAAAGAGGTGTGTATATCCAGGGAGCGTGTTTCCTTGTGGTAGTCTGAAACAGTCAGCCCAGCCATTTCACCAATCCGACAACCGTTTAAAAGCATAAACTCACACGCTAGAGCATATCTCAGCGTTATATCTTTCCGATAGAGTTCTTTCAACAATCGGCTGTATTCGTCTGGTTCTAAGTATTTATTCTTAGCAGCTTGTTGTTTCTCAAGTTTATTGGTCTTCTTTGGCAATCGTGCCTTTCGTGATGGGTTATCGTTAATAAGCTGTTGATCCATAGCGTAATCGAAGAATGTATTTAGTACGGTCTTGGCACGATATTTCTGTGAGTCCGTCCAGTCTTCAGTGTCTAGTAAGGATTGGATAAGTCGGACATTGATATTTGATAATATTGTTCCTTGTTCAATAGTGTCAGATATTCGTTTAACGGATGCTGAAAGGCTCTTGATTGAGCTTAACTTAATCTGTTTTTGGTGAAATTCCCACCACTCATTGAAGGCACTATGGAACGATACGTTGGTAGTGCTTGATGATTCTATTTTCTGGGCTATCTTATCATCAAGCAAGCGTTGAGCTTCTTTCTTTGCTCGGTTCGAGCCGCTATTGAGCGTTATAGATACCCGTTTCCATTTTTCAGTGTAAGTGTCCTTATAACGCTCGAAATATTTATATTTCCCGTTTGGTAATTGTTCTACCCACATTGTCATATCTCCTATTATTTGGTAAAATGGGTACAGAAAAAGACTTGTAAGACTGCTTTCAGTTTACACGGTTTTTTCTGTGGTGCTAGCTTCTACACTCTAAGTTTGGCGACGGTGAGTGTAGGGCTTTTTTATTGTCTTATTTTACTTTAACTTCCATTGACCCGTTGAGCTTTTGGCTTGCTAGAGCGTTCCCGTCATCGGTCTTAATGTGAAACATCGGATAACGCTCATAATTGACATTATTGATTGCAGCCCAGACGTTGAAGGCTTCATGTTCTTTGGCAAGCATGCCGTCAGCAAAATTCTGCAGGTCAGCTTTGCTATATGTTTTATATTCGTTTGGGACAGTCATATATAAAATGGTGCTGCGATTGTAAAAACTATATGTGCTAATATCCAGACCTTTATCAGTCAAATCTTGCTTGAAGTAGTCGATAAAGCTACCCATTTGACCCTCGGTAATGTCTTTTAGCTTATCTTCCGACGAGCTTGGTTCTGAGCTTGATTCTTTTGAAGGCTGTTCCTCACTCTTTGAACTTGACGCTTTGGCACTGCTAGACGGCTTACTAGCTTTAGGTTTCGCTTTTGAAGAAGACGAACCCGTTTGGACTGTCTTAACTGGTTCTGTCTTCGTTTCCGGTGCAAGTCCAGTTATTTCAAAAACTTTCCCAAGAACAGCCAAGCAGACAAGCACAACTGCCCATTTTTGCCAGCGTTTCAAATTCTTCCATTTACTCAACATTTTTCAATCTCCTTTAGTTTTAGATATTCGTCTTTTACAAATGTCTCATCACAAATTGTGGTGAGATTATATTTTTTCATAAAACGTACGTAGTTAAAATCATCCAAGGATTCATTTTTGAGCAATCCACGGATCATGTCTCTATTGGCGTGAGCTTCGTATTTCTCACGCAAACGCTCATAGTCTTTAGAATTGTGCTCTAGGTGGCCCAACTCATGTAGAATTACCTTTAAACGTATTTCTGGGGCTAAATCCTTATTGATGTAAACCACACGGTTAACAGTGTCTAGGAATCCGTCTCGTGGCCACTCGTTAGAACTAAACTCACAGATAGAGACATTGAATCGCTCAAGCAATTCTTTCTCCATAAGTTTTATTTCTCCTTACTACTCATATAGCCAGCGATTATGCCACGAATGGCACGTTTGTCGCTCTCGGTAAGTGGTTTACCGTCGAACATCATTGCATTATCGATGATGTTATCGATATCGTGGGCATTGGTTGGTTGTGGTTCGTCCGTAACACCCCATTCAGCGAGTGTGTCCGGTGAAATTCCCAACAAATGACAGATTTTAAAGACGTTTTCAGCTTTTGCGTTCATGATACCACGTTCTAAAATAGAGCGAACAGTAGTATAAGAGATGCCGCTTTCTGTTGCAAAAGCTCTTACATTCCCGTATTTAGCTATAATCAGTTCTTTAATTCTTTCCTCAGCCTGCATTTTTTTGTAACCCTCATTTCTCTTTCTTCCTATATATTACCACAGAAAATTGAGTGGGTAAATAAAAAAAGTAAAAAAAATCGTATTTTTCTGTTGACAGTGTACGAAAATTAGTATATACTTAAATCAAGCTTAAGGAAGGAGGAAACAAATGAAAAACATCGAAGAAATTCGTAAGATTAAAGGTGTCGCATTAGTAGACATCGCTGACCTGCTAGGTGTTGATTCCCGCACGGTTCGTAGCAAAATTGATGGTGTATCTGATTTCAAATTTGGCGAGACGGTAGCCATCAAGAAAGCATTTTTCCCAGAATATGAATTAGAATACCTGTTCAGCGAACGTGCTGAAGCCTGAATTTTTTTAACCTAAATATACGAAATTTCGTATAGATTAGAAAGGAGAGATACGAATGAACGAATTAATCAACGTAACATTAAACGAAAATCATGAGCCGGTTGTTTCTGGTAGACAACTACATAAAGCTCTAGGCGTTAAAACAGCTTATAAAGATTGGTTCCCACGTATGACCGAATATGGTTTTACAGAGGGTGAAGACTTTAGCTCATTTTTGAGCAAAAGTACCGGAGGGCGACCAAGTCAAGATCACATCATTAAGTTGGACATGGCGAAAGAAATCGCAATGATTCAGCGAACAGACAAAGGCAAGGAAGTCCGAACTTACTTCATCCAAGTTGAAAAAGATTTCAACAGCCCAGAGAAAATCATGGCCAGGGCATTGCTAATGGCTGACAAGAAAGTCCATAAGCTAGAAGCACAGATTGAAGCTGACCGTCCTAAGGTGTTATTTGCTGACGCAGTAAGTGCTAGCAAGTCATCTTGTCTAATTGGTGAGCCGGCTAAAATCTTGAAACAAAACGGGATTGACATTGGTCAAAACAAGCTCTTTCAGTGGCTACGCTCTAACGGTTATCTAATTAGTCGCCGTGGGGATTCTTGGAATCAACCAACGCAAAAGAGCATGGATTTAAAGCTGTTTGAGTTGAAAGTAACAAATATTAATCACGCTGACGGTCATACAACTACCAACACGACAACTAAGGTTACTGGCAAGGGTCAACAGTATTTCATTAACAAATTTCTTAACCAAGAACGCTTAACGGTTTAGAAACGGAGCAAAAATGAAGCAATTAAAACTAAGTATTAAACCTAAACGAGAACCAAGCGAGGGACAAATTCTTAATTCTTCAGGGTATTCAATAAAAATCAACGACTGGGAATTAGGACGTGGCGTTACTGATTTTAAGTTAGAGATGTCAGCGAGCAAAAAACCAAAAGCCACCATCACATTTACACCAAGCGTTATTGATGTCGATGAGATGATGGCAGTTGCAGGAGTTCAAACATCACTGTCTGAACTCAATGAATAGACCGCTGAAATCTTCCTTGAGCAAGCCAGTAATTTGACCAGATGAAATCAGTTGTTTAGCAGTATCTTTGAAATCATCTTCCTCAAATTCTGGATCGTAGAAGTCGTGCGCTGTACCTGCTGGGATAGTTGGTTCAAGTGCAGCAAACTCAAGGATTCTATCAGCTAGAGTTTGGTTAAAACTCACGATTTTTCCTCCTTTCGTTAGGATAAGTCGATTATATCAGAAAGGACTACCAATGGAAATCACCTATAAACCAGTCGGTATCAATGAGACGGCTGAATGGGGAGACTACGACCACCTCATGCAGCGGTGGGAAGGCCTAGGTAAGTCGATGGCAAAGAACCTTATTCGAGAAATGAGGGACAACAAAGACTTTCGGGACTACGTATTCAACCCGACGCATAAACTGGTTTTCATCAACTATGAAGGGTTTAAGTCCTTCATCGAGTGGAAAACTAGAAACAGATTTAAATAACATCAAGGAGCAAAACATGAAAAACAATCATTACACCCAGAGGTTGGTAGCGTGCGCTATCCAATTTGAGAAAGACTTCCACAAGATGGAAGGTGGCATCCCTGCTCTCGACAACATTACAAAGTTAATTCTTTACATCAATCAGACGATGGATGTCTCAAAAAAAGCAAAAGACGAGCTTGATAATATCGACACAATATGTCTGATGTATAGAGATGTTTGTAGCAAACCAGACACACCAGACAGTAAATGTAAAGATCTATTTCAAGATGCAGCAATTGATTTCATTGCTACATGTAGAACACACGACATTTTGGACATTTAGAAAAACACCCCTAGCCGTAGCAGTGAGCTAGTGAGGAGATATAAGCAATACCAACCAAAAAACTACAACGATTTGATATTCATAATTGTCTCCTTAAATATATAAATCTATGAAAAAAATCCTCACTAGTTCTCTAGTGCGGTTAGGGAATAAAAAAGGCCAACCACTGCCAGAAAGGAGCATAACCGAATGAAGTATATCTTTCACCAACGATGAAAAAAACTATACGTGCATGAACAACGAGTTTTTGCAAGACGCCAGCTTGAGTTTACAAGCTAAGGGTTTACTTGCTGAAATCTTGATAAATAAAAGCGATTGGCGAGTTTATCTTTCAGAACTCGAAAAGAGGTCAACCAATGGGAAAAGCTCACACCGTTCAGCGTTTGAAGAATTAAAACACAAACGTTATGTCGTGGTTTTCCGAAAAAGCAAGGGCTATAAAAAAGGTTTTGAAATAGTTGTATGTGCATCAGACATACCCATGACAGACGAGTTTATAGAATACCTTGATAAAAAGTTATCCACAGAGTTATCCACAGGTAGCCTTAAAAATTCATAGTTCGATAAATGGAATTTCCATTAATTCATACGATGATAATTCATAAGTTGAAAATTCATACGATGAATAATTCAACCGATGAAAATTCATACGATGAATAATCGGACACTAACAAGTACTAATATATAACAAGTACTAATATATAACAATCTAGAGCCTACCGGCACTAACTAACAACAATCTAGAGCCTACCGGCACTAATTAATAACAACTACTAACTGATAACTATACAGTAATCATAGTTAGAAGAATAAGAGAGGTAAAAATCATGAAAAAACTAAAAACAAATAAAGGCATGGTCAACTTTTTTAAAAACTTAGGGATCAAAAAAGCATTCCTAACTGACGACATCCGTTTTGACAGAAACGGTGCCCATCATGTCGGTGTGGATGTCATCATGAAAGACGGGGCATGTTTTGGTGTGTTCAGCAACGGTGAAATTCTAAACTAAGGGAACAAAAAACAACTAAAGGAGAAACAACATGAAAATTTTTAACTGGATTTGGTCAAACAAAAAACAAGAAACTGAAACTTACGTAGTTCCACAATGGGAATCTTACACAGCTAAGGCTAGACGTTACAACCTAGATCATGGGCTACCAGAAGACAGACTAGTGGGGTAACTCATGAAGCTACTAAGAAAACTATTTTCCAAGAAAAAAACCAAACAGCCGGAGCCCTTCTTTGAGTGGGTGGAGACACCCGAAGAAAAGAGCGAAAGGCTCAAGCAGAAATATAGCAAATAACATCAACTTTTCAGCGTGCAGCCATGACCTCGTCGTGGAGTGCATCTTATACCCATAATTTTCCCCAAAAAATTAACACTTTACTACCCACACAAAAATCTTTCTAAAAAACATATTTACAAAGCGGCGAGGTTGTGGGTGCACGTTGAGAGCACTAAAAAAAGCATGGGTTAGGGCCCATGCAAGAAAATTATACCAAGGAGATTATACCATGTTTACACAACAAATTGCAAAACCATCTTACGTTAAGACTAAAGCATTCGGTCTTTGTGGCACGCTAGCGATTGCTATAGCATTGCTTATCGGTGCTGGGGCAGCATCAGCGGACGAAACCACTCAACCAGTGGTGGACACACAACCAACTGCAGCTAACGTCTACACCGCTGATAACGGCGGCAACATTACAGTGACACCGTCTGAAACAGTGGCACCAGTGGAAACACCAGCGGTTGCTACCGAATCAGCACCAGTGGCAGAACCTACACCGGTTACAGAAACATCAGTAGCGCAACCAGTGGCAGAAACTACAGCGCCAGTCGAAGCGCAACCTACTACATTCGTTAAAGAGGGTGACACTATCCAAGTATCTAACCCTAATGTTGAGGTTGACCAGTCTCAAGGAACTGGTAAATACCAAGGCTTCACAGTGGAATACAAGGATGTAAAATTCCCTGACGATATGGCTATCAATGAAGGGGATAAGGTTAAGTTCACTTTACCTGAAGAAGTGAAATTTCAAACTAACTTTGACTTTGATGTTTACAATCCTGACAAGCAAGTTGTTGGTAAAGCTACTACAGACACAGCAAGCAATACTGTGACTACTGTATTTAACAACTACTTTGCATCTCATCCGCTTAACAAACAAATGAGTCTTAAAATGGACGCTACTTGGACAGACAAGGTCGAAAGTGGCAAGCCAGTCACAGTAAACTTCAATGGGACAGTGATCACCGTCAACATCGGCAAAGAACAAGAAATTGGTAAAGATGAATTACTTTCTAAATGGGGTAGTCAAGACGAGAATGACCCAACTGTTATCAACTGGACTATCCGTGTTAACTACGCAAGACGTGTGTTGAATTATGTGACATTGATTGACACAATGAGTGACAATCAAACCATTGTGGATAACTTCTTTGAAGTTAAGAACATTGAGAGCGTGAATCCATGGATTGATAAAGGTTCTGCTATGGATTTAGTAAAATCAATCAGTAAATCAGACCACGGTTTCACAATTAAAATGAATCGCCTTGATCATATGATTTATATTAACTATAAAACTAAATTGATTAACGCGGTTAAAGAAAGCGTAAACCCAACCAATAAGGTTGAGTTGAAAGCTGAGTCAGACGGTGCTATCTCATACAGTTATGTTCAACTTGTCGGTGGTAAAGGCGATGCCAGTGGTGAAAACAAGCCTGAACCAACATTTGAAATTCCTCGTGAAGCTCCAAAAGTTGAAATCCCTGAATTTAACGGTGGCATTCCGGGTATTCCTGAAGAACGTGAAAAACCAGAATACACTGAGCCAATCGGTACAGTGCCTAACGATGCACCGGTTTTGGAAAAACCAGAATGGAACGGTGGAACAGTACCGTTTGACGCTCCGAAATACGATAAACCTGAATGGAACGGGGGCGTTATTCCTAATGATGCGCCACAGTATGATAAACCCGAATGGCATGGCGGAACTACTCCATTCGATGCACCTAGCATTGATAAGCCAGAATGGTCTGGAGGTGTCGTACCATTTGATGCACCAGTTTTGGACTTGCCAGAATTGGAAATTCCAGTAGAGCCAGAAAAACCAACACCAGAAAAACCTAGCACGCCAGAAAAAACCCCTAAAACGAGCGTAGAGCGTGCTAATGGCAAAGTGGCACAATCTACCACAGTATCTTATAAACTCGATTCTGAGCCAAAAGAGGTGGCAAATACGACGGTTTACGGTGGTGTCTTGCCACATACTGGCGAAAAAGAGGGCATCATGTCAACTCTTGGTCTCTTGGTTATTTCTGTCGGTATCGCAGGTTTGACATTGAGCTTCAAGAAACACAACGGCAAAGAAGACAAGTAATTAAATAATTAGCAGCGGTGGGAGGGTAGGCATTAAATGACATGGAGCAAGAAGTTTACAACGTCGATAGCCGATGGCGGAACAAGTACATGAATTTAGGTCGAGAGCTGGGAGAAATCATCAATAGTCAGCAAGACAGGATCTTGTCACTAGCTCAAGAGAATAACAAGCTCAAAAGGGAACTTTGGTACCTAAAAAAGTCAAAGGGAAAGAAACGGCTCTAAAATCGCTTGTAACCGTCCTAACTAATCTAGTGGCACAATTACACTAGACAAACGGTAAAACGGCAAATAACCCCCAAAATTTGAGAATTAGGGGTATCTGAAAAGGATATGACATGGCAAAAGGAAAATACAAGAAGAGACAAAAAAAGTACCAAATCGATAGAGAAATCGAAAATGTATGCAATCGGTTTGAAGACGCCGATGCCCTAAAAAAAGATTTTGAGGAAGCAAAGAAAATAGTCGAAAACCACTATTTTGACCTTCCTAAACACTTCAAAGAAACAGTAGCGTTTACATTCTATGCAAAGATGATCGCTTCAACAGCAATTGGTATGCACTTTGCGTTAAGGGTTTTGGAAAAAAAGAAGCTAAAAAAATCGACGAGATTTTAGGCTACACAACCAACTATCCAAAAGCGTCAGCAGAGAACACTATCAAAAGACCGACACAACGGAATTTAAAGATATTGATGGGAATCATCGGAGCGCTAGGACATAGGTTGAAGAAATTCAGAACACCTTGGGAGGATGTGACCACAAATTACAGAATTGATGTCAACAAACATATAATCGATAGTTTTGAAATGTTCGGTTATACATTCGAGGATGACGAAGCTGTTGTGAAAGAAACAGAAGATGTTAGTCAAAATACTACTATCGGTCAAGAAGTAATGGAACAAGAAGCCGTTGTTAAAGTTTCGTTGAACGGGGAAACATTGTTTCTGCCTCAAAACGCAACTATGCTTGAATTCTTGAAAGCAGTAAAAACAAGGACGGAGCAAAAAGTGACGGTAACTAGAATGATAGAGACTGAAATTGAAATATAAAGAGGATGACATGGAAGAAATGACATTCACAGAGTTGCAGCAACGTATGCAGCTTGAAAAAAAGCAAGAACGAAATGCCAAGTACGCTTCAAGGAGCGCTGAGGATATTTACAACACATTCAAGAGTTTGAAGTCTAACTGGAGTGTTGTTGTTGACTATGACTTGGTTGTAGTTATGGACAAAACTTATATCAAAGCCACTGCTACGGCTTTCAGTAAAGAGAAAAACGTGGAATCGGTAGCGTTTGCCGAATTGTCTCCCGTACCGATTTTAAAGACTCGTAACGGCGACTTAAAACAAATGACTGAACCGCAATGGACAGGAGCGGTGCAATCATACGCTGGGAAATATGCCTTACAGTCATTATTTGCAATTGGCGACCAAGATGTGGACCAATTTGAAATGTCGGAGGGCAGTTTACAACAGAACCAAACTCACAACCCTCAACCGCATCAAAATCAGCAACCGCAACAAGCACGCTACGAGTCAAGAAGCAATCAACAACCTAACTTCATTAGCAATGAACAACATGACCTTATCATGCAACAAATCAATGAGCTAGCACTAATTACTGGTCAAGCAACCGAAACAGTAGCTAATTACTACTTGAAAAAGTACAAACTCAACGTATTCTCTGAATTGCTAGTGCCGGGATTTGATGTGATAACTAACGACATTCAAACACAAATCAATAAACGAAAGGGATAGAACATGAAGGACGTAACAAACAACGCAGCTAACAATTTCTTGGAAACAATCGAGCCGATTTATACACCGGGAACAATTAAATTCGATTTTGACAAATTCGATGCAGCTATCCAAGCGGCAGTTAGTGAGTTGTCTGATGAACAACTTGATAACTTGGAATATGACGATATCAAGAAGGAGTTTACACGCTTCAATGGGCTCTTGACAAAGTTGGACGACAAGCGAAAAGACATCTCGAAAGTGTACAAGAATCCACTTGATGAGTTTGAAGCTAATTTCAAGACATCTAAAGAGCCGCTCGAAGGACTTATCAATAAGTTGCGTGCCAAACGAGACGAGATTGACGAACACAATAGATTGCTCCGAGTTGACCACGTTAGATCAGTATTTGAAGAAAAGTGCGAACTTGCCGGACTGGATAAAGACACTTTCAAGGACAAGTACGATGGCTATTCTTTGAAAAAATGGTTTATCGACAAGAAAATGAAGCTCAAGAAGGAGACTATCGAAGAAATCGACGCTTTGGTTTTGGCTGAGTATGACCGACTAGAAGAATACAAGTCTAACGTGGGCATGATTGAGGAACAAGCCCTTGACTATGAGTTGCCGTCTGAACCATACACTAGAGCATTGCAGAATGACACACCTCTAGTTGAAATTCTCAAGCAAATGAAACAAGACCGTGACGCAGCTATTGAGCGTAAGCAACAAGTAGAAGCCAAACGACAAGCAGAAGCGGCACGCCTAGCAGAAATTGAAGCGATGGCCCAACAGTCAGCAAACGAGGAAATCAAGGCGGTTAACGCTGAAACTGGTGAGGTTATCGAAGACACTAAACCAGAGGAAGCGCCTAGCAAGCCCGCTGAACCTTACAAAGTCAATCTTTCACTAACTTTCCACGGCGGAGAGAATCAATGGCATCAATTCGCTAAATTGTTGGATGATAACTTTGTAAATTATGAAATTCTAGGAGAAAATCAATGATTAATTCAGTTTGTCTTGTTGGGCGCCTAACTCGTGACCCAGAACTAAAATACACAGGAAACAATATTGCGGTAGCATCTTTCAGTCTAGCTGTTAACCGTAATTTCAAGGACGCTAACGGTGAACGTGAAACAGACTTTATCAACTGCGTTATCTGGCGTCAGCAAGCTGAGAATTTGGCTAACTGGGCTAAAAAAGGCGCTTTGATTGGTATTACTGGACGCATTCAGACCCGTAGCTATGAGAATCAGCAAGGTCAACGGGTGTATGTCACTGAGGTCGTCGCTGAGAACTTCCAAATGTTGGAGAGCCGTGCGGCGCGTGAAGGTGGCAATGCTACTCAAGGCAACACATCGGGAGCGTTTGGTAATGGCAACGGCTATGCAGGGCCTTATGGACAACAAGCACCGCAACAACAAAGGCCAAACTTTGCAAGAGATAGCAGCCCATACGGTAATTCAAACCCTATGGATATCCAAGATTCAGACCTATCCTTCTAAGGTGAAGCTATGAAAATGACTTTAAATATCAAGCCTAAACCACAAACAAGGCCACGATTTAGCAAGTTTGGAACTTATGAAGACCCTAAAATGAAGGCTTGGCGTCGTCAATGTTCGCAACTTATCGAGCAAGAATATGACGGACAATTCTTTGACGGCCCGATTATGGTTGATGTCACCTTTTACATGGAAGCACCTTTGAGCGTATCAAAAAAGCCTACGCCAAAAGCTAGAACTAAAACGTGGGATGCATTCAAGAGGTTCACGGCTGAAACACTTTGGCATGCGAAAACTCCAGACGTTGATAATCTTGTCAAATCGCTCTTTGATAGTATCTCAAAAGCTGGTTATAACAAGGTCGATAAGAAAGGTATCGTCTGGACGGATGACAGTATTGTTTGTGAGTTGAAAGCTCGTAAGAAGTACAGTCCTAACCCACGCATTGAACTAGAGATCAAGGAGCTGGAATGAACAGCAAATATAAAGACAAATTGGTTGGAGTATATGCACCGGGCAATTATGGGCATACTAGCGTATTAGATCAGACACAAGAATTTTCGAGGTGGTTCTGGTCTAACCGCAAGGATATGGAACTAATCAGCATTAAGCTAGGTATCGACATTAAGAAGCTAAATCGCATTCTGACACTGGAGCAGCTACCGGATGATGAATTACTAAATGAGATGATGGAGTTATGCAAGTGAATGAAGGAAATTAATTGAAATATGACAAATATTAGACTGCAAAATCCATATATGGATGAAACTATCAAGGTAAAAGAAAACTATAAACTCATTCGTGACATGCTGGAATGGCTTGGACAAGGAAATATAGATTATCTTCAATTGCAGCAGGTTGAGCCAGAAGAAAGGATGATTACTATTAGTCCTAAGAATTTTGCAAAGATTGATTATTACGAAGTAGAGGAAGCAGAATCATGAAATATAAAGTAGCGGTCTATTATGACAACATGGAAGACAGTGAGCATGTCTTCCAGACAAAAAATGAAGCAATCAATGAATTGCACAGATTGGGATTGAAATATCGCAATGCAAGGAAGTATAAGGTGAAAATGGTGGAAGTAGAGAATGGCTAAATTTATTAGAGTTACAAACATCGCACAAGGAATTGACATGGACACGATTTTAAATGTCGATGATATCGGGCACATCTCTATTGGGCCTAATATCATTTTTGTAAAAACGCCGTTCGCAGACGGGACAAATCGGATTTATGTAAGAACCGAAACGATTGAGCAGT